CAATGCCTTTGATTGTTCTTCAGCGGCCATTTTTGCGGCTTCCGCAGCGGCTTCGCTGGCTACCCGTGCGTCATTTGCTGCCCAGATTTGCGTTTGCAGTCCGCGCAGCGTTGCATCCATGCCTTCTAATTCAAGCGCACGACGCGCAGCAAGGGCATCAGTTGAGTTGCCCAAAGCGTCCATTAAGTCTATTTCAAGGGTGCGGCGGTCACGGGCTAACAGCGCGGCATCTTCTGCCATTTGCGCGGCTTCTTCAGCAGCCTTGGTTTGCGCTTCAGAAAGTGCTTCCGCTGCCTTTGTTGCGTCTTGTGCTGCGTAAATTTGCTGTTGCAAGCCACGAAGGTTTGCGTCGATGCCTTCCAATTCCAGCGCACGTTGTGCAGCCAATGCGCCGACGGCATCACCCTGCGCTTCCATAAGTTGAATTTCCATTTCGCGGCGCGGACGGGCGGCATCAAATACAGCCTTCGCTTGCTTGATGGCATAAAGTTCTTCAAGTTGGGCATAGTCAGCAGCCGATGCGCCAGCTTCAGCAAAAATGCCTTTTAGCTTTTCCATCTCAACAGATAGTTCATCAAGGCTTGCTTGCAGCGGGTCGCTTTCCTTGACCAAATCCTTAAACACTTGGTCGAACTTCAGCGCCTTTTGCACTTGTTCATTTAGGTCGTTGCCAGCGCGAATAAGGGTTTGCGCCCCTGCGCTGATACCCGTGACAATACCCTGTTGGATTGCCAGTTGCGTAATGTAGGCAACCGCAGCCGCTTCGTCTGTGCCAAAATTCTTAACGCCTGAACCCTTGGTGCGGCCAGCGCCAGTTGGGTCAACAACGTAATCCTTTTTACGCATACCAAGGCTGACCCTGACGTTGCCGCCCAATGCGCCGCCAAGTTGTTCTGCAATATTGCCCAAGCCTTTTAACAGGCCATTCGCCATATTGTTAGCGATGCCCTTTAGCTGTGCGCTGTTACCTGTTAGCGTCCGCTCCATAGCGCCACCAGCGATTTGGTTCAGTGTCACGCTGCCCGTTTTGGTTTTCTTCAACAGGCCACCAACAAGGCCACCAATCAATCCACCAGCGATAGCGCCCAAAGGCCCAGCCATGCTGCCAAGTGCTTTGCCAAAGGCATCGCCAGCAATCTTCTTGCCGATGCCTTGCAATGCATCCGCACCAAACTTTTTGCCCAGTGAGCCGCCAAGCGCACCACCAATAGCACCGCCAGTGCCACCGCCGACCATTTTACCGATTGCAGCATTGGCAAGGATGGTCGCAAGTGAGCCGCCAAAGTCCTTAAAAACGTCCTGCATTTTTTTAGGTAAATCGTCGAAAATTGCCTTCAAGTCATTTTTCAGGTCTGGGGCAACAATGGTTATCTGCTTTCCAAGGTTCTGCAAGAATGAACCAGCGCCACCAAAAAGTTCGTCGGTTATGCTGATAAGGCCAGCAATTGTTTCTTTTAGCTTTTCAGCTTCCTTGCGCTCTTTTTCGATTGCGCTTTCGCCATTGATAACCTTTTCCTTGGCTTCCCGATAACGCTCCCATGCGGCAGTCGCTTCAGTAATTCCTAAAGCCGTTTTATATTTCGCAATGTAACCTTCGCGCTCTAATGCCAGTGCCGCTTTGTCCCGCTCCGTCCCCGTCAGGCCCAGCAGCGATAATTCATTTTCCAAAGCCTTAATGGTTTCGTTAATTTGCTTGTTTGCTTCTTCGCGCTCTTTGGCCTTCATGCCTTCAATAAGCGCCGCACCCAGCGCAAGAGTTGCATCTTTCAAGCCAACCTTTGCAGCCGCCGCCGCCTTTTCCGCAATCTCCATCTCTTTTAATTCGATGGCTGTTTTGCCGATAGCCGCAGCTTGTTTTTCCAGCGACACCAAATATTCTTCAGATGCCTTTAGGTCGCGCTCAAACTGCTTTTGTTCATCCGTTAAACCAGCCTTCTTTGGCTTGCCTTCATTGCGCTTAGCAATGATTGCAGCCGCTTGCGCTTCTAAACGTGACTTGGTTGCGTCTATCGTGTTCTGTTTAATCTGAAGGCCAATAGACTTCATACCAGATAACGCTTCGTTATAACGGCTGGCATATGCGTCAAAAACAGCAACAGTGGCTTTTGCGGCAGCGCCAGCGTTTTCATTCGCAACCCTGCCAAGCTTTACGCTTTCAACCTGTGCAAAAATTGCAGCCATGCCCATAGATGTTAAAACACCGTTGGCCTTCGTGGTGATAAAGTTAATGCTACTGACGGCAGCATTCACCAGCATTTCTGCCGCTTTGATTGAAAAGTTTACTGCTTGAACAAACAGGTCGCCCAAGATTGCGGAAAGGTTTTTCCAAACAATCTTAATAGCGTCAAACGAACCCGCAAAATACGCATAGATGCCAGCCGTAGCCATCGCAGCGCCTTTTAATATTACATCAAAAGCCTTGACTGCAAATTCGCTTATGGATTGCCAGATTTTATCCAGCCCAAGCCCTTCACTGATTGTTGTCCACACACCTGACAACACATCGCCAAAGGTAACGTGGACGTTTTCAAGTTCGCGCATTTCCTTTTTGGTCAAGCCAAGGGAATTGGCGTAATCTTTAATTTCCCCAGTTTCGGCCACCGCAGATTGGAATTGCTTAAAGGCAGCATAAGCGAGAGTTGCTGCCGCAGCTATCGCCAGCAAAATTGGATTGGTAACAATGGCCATTGTAAACGCAGCGACCATCGAACCAAGTGCGCGAATAACGCCACCGATGCCAATTTGCGCTTGCTGCATAATGCCGCCAATTTGTGCGCCCTGTTGGACAAACGCCACCAATGGGTTTTGACCACTTGCAATCTGAACGCCCAAATCCTGAAACTGGAAGCCAAGGTTCATCATGTGATGCCGCGCAAGCTGACCAGTTTGACCGACGGCGCGGTTAGCATTTGCAGCCGCAATTTGCGCTTGTTCGCCTTGCTGAATGATGCTGGTCATATCGCGCATAGCAGCGCCTGTGGTTTTCGACGCTGCACCAACGCTGCGAATGTTTTGTTCCGCATTATCAGCGGCGGAACTCATTGTGTTCAAGTCACCTGTGGCAGACTTAACGTCGCGGCTATCAACTGAAATACGAAGGTTAGCTAAATCTGCCACGCGCAATATCCTGTTAGGCCCAGAGCGTTATCGCTTAATATGGCCCATAGCACAACATTTTCGTCATGTCTTGGTGTTGATGCGATTTGCCCAATCAGACATTGCTTTTGATATTTTATCGCGCCGTTCAGCGGTCATGATTGCTGGGTCAAGCCAAGGTGGTGGCGTATTTGGTTCGACAGCTTCTGATAGCATTGCCGCATATTCGCGGGATAACTGCCTGACTGTTTTGGCTTCCCAAGGCGACAATGATACGCATTGGTTTGTCATCCATGCAGCCAAATCAACTTCATCTATTGCGGCGTTGCTACCCATGCCAGTGGGCTTGGCGGGGCCAACCTCGAAAAGAATTTCGATAAGGTAGGCTCCGCCAAGCAGGGGAGGCATTACGTCTGACTTGGTTTCCCGTCGTGGGCGCTTTGCCTTCGACGGGATTGTGTTAAGCCAAGCCGCTTGTTTTACGAATAAGGTGAGTTGCTCAATCGTTTGCGCGAAAAAAGTTTGCGCGATTGCCAACAAACTCCTGCACCTGTTCTTTAATCCACGACCAATCAGAATAGACGGTGCGGACATTTTCAGGTGTGCAGTCAAGGTCTTTGCCATCAAGGACAAACCCAGACCATGCAGTTGTCAGCTTGACCAAATCGTCAATGCTATCTTCCGACAGCTTTTCAGCGTCAAGGTCAATTGCCTTTTTGCCCTTAGCCATGCGGTTTAGCGCGGCCTGTTGCTTGCCAAGTTGTATCTTGCGGTAAAGCTTGCTGTCCTGACCAAGAAGCGTGATGGTCATTCCATCAATAACTTCTTCGGTTTCAGGATGCACAATATTGAGAACAGCGCCATCGTCAGCCATTACTGGCTTCAGCGAATTTAGGTCAAAAGACATTTATAACTCCATCCGAATGCACCGATGTTGAAAGTCTCCCCCGCCGTGGTCGGATGCAGCCACGACGGGGAAGTTTGTTGGCTACTTATGAAGCAACCTTAACAACCGAATTGTCGATTTCAAGCGTGACTTCAGCCATCGTGATGGCGTCAGCGTTACCGACATTGGTTTTGTAGGACATAACTTGTGCAGTGAAATACTGGATGTCACCGTTTACAAGTGCAACCTTAACGGAAACGCTTGCGCTGGCTCCAGCAGCCGCGCTGCCCTTGGTTTGCAGAATAACTTGACCAGCATCTGTGTCAGACAGTGCCATTGTCAAAGTAACCGAACCAAAGTTCAGCGAACCACGGCGCTTGGCAACAATACCAGTGCGAAGTGGCGTGTGTGTTGCAAGTGCAGCTTCAGCGCCG